TTGAGAAGAATAGATCAACACTAGTTGCAAAAATACCACCATCAAATCCATCAACAGTAAATGTCTGAGCAAGTGGATTTGGTTTGATTGGATTTTCTGTATTGCTATCAGTTGTCTGTGTTCCCTCATTTGCTTTGAAGAAAGCAGGTGCAGTGGAAACGATAGATGCAGGATTCTCAGGAAGAAGACCAGTTGCATAGAATTTAACTTCTGCGTATGTCTCTACATCCTCTTTGGGAGCATCAGTTTTACTAGAAGTAAATCTAATAGTTTTTACACCAGTTGTAAATCTAACTTCAACTGAATCTGTATCGTAATCTAAATTCTCAGCACTACCACCCCAAACACTGTTTTCTCTTGGTGGTTGACCAGCAGGAACTAGAATAATTCCACTAGCATTACCATTTGCATCAGTTTTAATAGGAGTATTGAAAGATGACAAAGAATTGCCAGCAATACCTGTATACTTAGAATCAGAATTGACCCAACGAGAGATATCCTGACCTTCCATGAAAGGATATACAGTTGTATTTGGTTTTAAACGATTGATTACAAATTTAAGAGGAATACTTCTAGCAAAGAATGATAGTGATGTTGCAACAACATTAGAACCAACACCCTTAGTTGAAATACCCTTACCAATCTCATTGTTGTCAGGACTTACGTTAGAAGAACTAGAAACAGAAGCACTAGTAACATTTGATCCTGATAGATCAGAATTTGTATCCGCAAAAGACTCAATGTTAAAGAATGATCTATTTGCACCCAACCAATTTACTTTATATGAATTGTAAAGACTTGAAAATGCATCTTTAATATTATCTTTTGCAATAAAGATAGAATATAGATTGGTGTTATTATCTGTAACTAGTGGTTCAACACTAGTATCATACCAAGAATCTACATTGGGTCCAATAAATGAATCACCAGCATATTGTAGAACTACAAATGGGTTGGGATTAATTGTCTTGGTAGCAAACTCATTCTTAACCATTTCCAATTCAGTAAATGGTAATGTAACACGATCACCATTCCTAACATAACCAGCAGAAGTTCTTTGATCATTTCTTGTATTGATCTCTTCCAACATGAAAGAATCTTCTTTTGACTGAGGTCTCATTACAGACTGTTGAGTATCAACAGAGCACTTATAGTCAATGGATTTTAGATTACCAATCTTGTGTGTCTCATAATTGTCTACAATGAAACCACTCTTGAATCTATTATTACCATTGCCATCAATAACTTGCATATTCAAGGCTTGCTGCTCTAGAATACTAAGTGTTGTATAGTACTCTAATCTTTCAATTCTCTTCTCTAGTTTACCAATATCACGCATTGTATAGCGTTTATGATCTACTGGTACAATTCTTACATCTTTACTACTCTGTGTAAATGCAGGAATGTACATGTAGTACAATGCAATTGAATCTTCAATAGATTCAGGTCTAGTTGGATTTAATGAAGAATTGCCTTCCTTAACATAAAACTTACCTTTCTTATCTAAGAAAAGACCATCAATTCTGCTGAGATATTGAGTCTGAGAGAATGAGAATGTAAACTCTAGGTTAGAATCAGGTGCAGGGGTGCTGGAAACAATACCACCACCACCAGCAAATGATCTGGTATTAACTGAACCTAGTAGAGAACTATCTTGATAACCAGAAATAATAGCATCATTATCTACTTTAGGTCTAAAGTCTAAGACATCACCTAAAGATACTTTACCAAGTGCAGGTGAATTATATGATGGAATTTCATCAGCACCAACACCTGCTTCATGTAGATAAGAATCTACAGTACAGAAATCACCAGTTGTGTGGTCAAAATAATCAAATGCGATTAGTAATTGACCAACAGGTGCATCAAAGCCTGGCTTTAAGATAATTCTAGAAACATCATATACAGTGTCTCTTTGACCATCGTCAAAAGTATATCTATTGGTTACATCAGTTCCACTGACGAGATTACCACCTGCATCTACAGTTGGTGGATCTTGTGTGGTTCCTTCATATACATATCTCAACTTAAATGCATCAGCATATGTAAATGTCTCAACACTCTGTGTGTCATAATTTTTTCCACGGAAAGGAATAACCCTATCGCCAGGAGATTCAATAACAATTCTAGTGTTTAGTTTTGCTGTCTTAAGTCTTGGTTTTGCTTTTGATACTTCAAGTGTGGCACTTAATTTTAGTTTAGGGAACTCTGTGTAATTAGATGCATCTCCACCAAAGAATGTCTGTGGGAGACTTAAAACAACACTACCAGATGTCAATCCACTCGCAGCATCAGTAGATGCAGAAATACTAACTTGATCTGATGTCAAGTAAATGATATCTCCCTTTTCAATAGATGTTGCACTACCTTTTTCTAGAATAGTAACTAGGAAATTACTTTCACTAAAGGAGACAAATCTCTGTGTACCAAAAGGAAGTTGAGCGGTAAATGTAATACTACCACCACTAGAACTACCAGTGCTTACAAAATCTCTTCTTACATAATGTGTAATTTTAGAATCTTCACTAGTTGCTACAATAGAAGAAACTTGTTTAGTTCCTGTCTTATAAAGTAAAGTTCCTTGGTTAAAGTTTTTAATGTTAGGACGAATTCTAACTACACTAGTATTACTGACATTTTGTGGAAGTGCTCTGTCAAAATAAATTCTTGACTTCAATACACCAGATGGTTTTGTTGGATACTGAACAATACAGCGAACAATATTTTCATCAGTATCAGAGAATTGTACAATATCTCCCTGTTGTAGTACACGTGTACTATCACCACCAAATCCATTACACTCAATAAATTTATTTCCCTTCTCTCCACCAAATGTAAAGTTTGTTACAGGAATAGACTCCACATATTGATCATTATTAATTTCAATATCAGAAGTAAATACGTTACTGTTTCCTGAACCAAATTCAGCATAGAATGACTTCACATTCTGTGGTGTGAATGTCGTTACAGCATTTCTAACAAGAACTGGTGTAATTTTTGCTGCCTTTGATGGTGCTGCATTACCTGCTTTTTGATTTACTAAAACAGTAGGTGGTTTTGAATACTCTACATTTACAAATTCTCTACTAATGATATTTGCTTGTAGAACCTTTTTACTAGTAGAAATATCCAATTCAATCTTGGATGAATCATAATCAACACCATCAATTTTTAAAGAACATCCAGTTGATTCGTATCCAACACCTTGGAAAGTAACAATAAAATGTGAAATAGTATTGTCTTGTGCAATTCTTACTGAATTGTTATTCTCATCTCTAATAATCTCACCTGACTTAAATGTTCCAAATAAAGTTTTTACCATCAAAACTTTATTCTTACTGAATGATCCAGTTGAAGAACCTTCTACAACACCGTAAGCACCGCTTGTAACACCGTATACATATTGACCTGGTGTAAATCCTCCTGTAGTCTCAGTTGAATCGTCTAGGAGCAATTTAGTGAAGAATTGGGGATCAAAGTAAGATAGACCAAAAATGCTATTATAAACAGACGTTCCATCAGAAAGTTTACCCTTAGAAAGGATAATATCTGTATCAGTATTAAATCCTGTTCCTTTCTCTACTAATGTAAAGTTACTAGGTTTTGCAATACCAATAACTGGTGTAATAGTCTCATTGTAGTCTCGTATGATACCAAATCTATTTTGGTCATTCTCTCCATCTACTTTAGTTCTGAAGAGTTCTCTAATACCATTGTCACCAGAATTTTCTGCATCATACTCTGTAAAGAATTTATCAAGAAGATTCTTGTCACCAGCAAGTGTCAATTCTAAGTATGTTTCTGGTGTGCTTGCAGGATCATCAAGTTCAGGTCTAGAAACTTCTGAATAAGCAATAACATCAATAGGACTGATTGTATTTGGTACACCAGAAACGTTTCTACCCTGCACCCAATATAAAGTAGATAATGCTGTCAATCTCTCATCAAAGGTATCAGTAGCATCTACACCAGAGATAGTAGATACTGTAATAGTGATGTCAGCACCACCACCGCCACCTAGATTGCCGTCAATGATGCTTAAAGTATCAGTTGATGCATAACCTGTACCTGCTTGATTTAGCGTGATTGTAGGCGTTCCATCAGCAGCTACAACAATATCAAATGTTGCACCAGTTCCATTCTGTGCTGTGGTTGTAGTAACGTTGGTGTAAGTTCCAGCAGTTCTGCTAGAATCAGCAACACCATTGTTAGCAAAAGTACCAACTCCACTTGAAGCACCATTCAATGTGCTAAGATTTATGTTAGGTTCTTTTTGTACATAAACTGTTTTAATACCTTGATTTTGATCAAAGAAATGACCTCTACGTGATGTAGTTTGCTTACTGTCATTATCTGCTTCTGATCCATTCAGACCAACACTTCCATCATTGAAAACGGAAGAAAGAAATACATTTGGATATGCAGTTAGATCTCCACCATCTGCATTCAATGGTGTACTTCCATATGTATTTGTAATTCTATAAGTAGGAAGACCTGTTGTTTTCTTTCTGATGTCTTCTCTATCAAGTGTTTCTCTTGCTTTGGATACAGGAAGATATTTTGTCTCTTTATTTACAATTTCAAATCCTTTTACATAAGCCTTACCAGAACTTACGCTTGCAATCAATTTATCTTTTGCATCACTAACAGATAAACCGTTAACTAAACCAAATTCATCTTGTCCATAAACACCAAGATTGCCATCTTCTTGATAATATTCTCTAACATCTAATGAAAAATCTTCAACAACATAATCTCCAGACTCATCATAAGTTCTTCTAGCAAGAGTCTGCTCTAATAGATTATAATCTGTTTGTACAATTTGACTTTGTACAGCACCTTTTCTAACAGTAAGAATCTGAATAAAATTCTTATCAGTGCTTACATCTAAATTATATTTTACTAGATCAAGAGTGATACTTAATCTATTTGCACCAGGTGCAGAAAAATTACTAGATCCAATAGCATTGTCGTATAGAGAATTATCTTCCTCTGCTGTTACGACACTTTCAATAATTTTAAAACCAACTTTTGCTGATGGTTTGTTATAATATGGATCAATAATTAATAGTTGTTCTGCATTCCTTACAAAATATCCATTAACAAAGTAAATACCTTCTTCTACCTTAACAGCAGAAGCAAACCCCATCGCTGTACTTTCTAAGGTTGACGATGCACCTGTGTCAGGATCAGTAATAGAAATAGAAGTAGGAAGTACGCTACCATCAGTTCCAACAACCATTAATGGTGTATTTACACCATCAACTACCTCTAGGGTTTCACCTTGACGAAAAGTTACTTCATTTGATGCATCACCACTGTTAGTGTAGTTTACATACAAAACATCAGAAGCAGTATCTGTTGCTACATTAGCATCAATAACTGTTGCTGTTACTCCAGAAGTATTACCTCTAAGAACCAATCCTCTCAGTTGAGTAATATCATATTTTTTATATACGATCTTACCATCTACATTAATAGGAATCTCAGATACCGAAGATAATTTAACGTAGGGGAGTTTAGTGTTAATCCCAACCTCGCCAGGAATAACTAGTTCTCCTTGTTTGAACGCATACTTACCAAAACTTTCAATCTGATTCTGAAGAACAGACTGTAACTGAGTTAACTCTCTCGCCTGAATAGAATATCCAGGACGAAAGAGTACTTTATAGAAGTTTTTAGTTTGCGAAAAATCGTCGTAATATGGAGTTACATTAAGGTTCGTCTTCTGAGGCATCTCACGTTTCTCTAACTTTGGATTGGATCAATCAGAATTCAATTACGAGCTTAATGTCCTCAATTTGGTCAGCAGCTCTTGTAATTTGTCTTCTGTTCTCTATGTATACGATATCTCCAGAGTTAGGTTCAAGTTCAGCAGAAGCAAGACCTTCTACGAAAGAAACGTCTGCAACTACTGAAGGTGTACCTGAAGTACCTTCTGTGGTAACAACATTTCTTGAAGCACCAGTAAGAGCACCAGCAACAGCATTTGAAGCATTAGATTCAAATGCAAGTACAACACCACCATCAGTGTGTACAGCAGGAGACTGATAGTACTTAAGAATTTGATTAGTTGAGTCCCAAGAAACGACGGTTCCTTTAGCAGTACCACCTGTAACAGTCTGTGAGATTAATTCATCAACAACATAATCAGCACCAGTTCCATTTACTTTTAGTGCATGTGTACCACGCAATGTGCTATCAGAAGCATATGTTGTAGTACCATACTCATATGGATCTTGGATAATACCAATACGACGGAAGTCGTTGTCTACAGGGAAATCACCCTGTCCTTCTGCATATGTTAAACGGACGTTAGTCATTACTCTCTTGGCAAAGAGTTCTACGTCAGCATTGGAACCATGACCACCTTCAGGTGAAATAACGGTTTCAATATATGCGGAACCAGTGAATGCACCAGGATTAGTTGTTAGTGCAGAATCTGTAAATACAGTGGTTGTAGATAGGATAAGGTTGCCATAAGTGTAACCAGAACCAACTGCCTCCATAGAAGCAGAAGATACTTCACCAGAAGCATTGGTTTCAAACTTAACGATGGCACCTGTACCATCACCCTTAACTGGAGTGTATAGTGTGGCAGAAGCAGGGAGATTGCTTCCAGCATCTCTAACTACAGCAACATGAATAGCACCATCAACTGCTAGTGCTTCTACTGCTACTCTAGATGCCTCTGTTTTTGCTACAACAGGCATAAAGTCTGTGGATAGGAACGCAAGCACATCACCAGTAGGTAGGGTGAAAATATGCTTCCAAATGTAACCAGCAGTGCCAGCAGGTTCTGTATACACACCTGTAGCAGAATCAAATGTTCCTTGACCAGCACTAGGTTGTGATTTTGGTTCGTAAGTTGCGTTTTGACCAGCAGTGTTTACAGGATCTTGTCCGTTGTAAATGCACTTGAAGACTTCATAGCTGCTATTCATTACATAATACTTAGATCCAGATAGAGAACTTGAACCTAGAGCAGTCTGTGTACCGATAGCACCACCGCCACCTGGTGTGGGTGAGTAGTTAGGACGATACATGTCAAACTTTGGATTCGTCTGAGTATTCCAGTTATAACGAGGAACAACTAAACGAGCATTGTCACTTAGAATACGCTTGGCAGCAATAATTTCATTATATACTTCACCCTTTTCTTCAGCGTTGTCTAGAGGAATAGGGGGAACTTCCTCGTTGGCATATCTATATACACCTGTCTTTGCAGTAGCAGTACCATTAGTAATGGATGTACCAAAGGAAGGTGTGGCAGATGCCGTGGGGAGAATGGTATTAAGAAGGAGACTGTTAGGGTAAACTGCCTCTACAGTTCCTTTAAAGGTTGCGGTGTTAGGATCGTTGCCTTCGTATACAACGTCGTTTACTGCAAAAGTTCCGCTTACATTGAAAATTTCAAGGTAACCGTTCCATTTTGCTGATCTTCCAACGAAGAAATACATTCTAGTACGATCAGCGGAGGCATCATTTGCACCTTCACCTAACGACTCTAGAAATTGCTTCGCATTGAAGATTCTAAATTTTTCTGAAATAATAGCTGCCATAGCACTGAGTCTCGTTTAGTTCTTTAATTATAGACGAATCTGGTCTATTTATACTTATTTATTGTGCGTTCCTTAGGAATGCTCCAATGGTGTGTTGCTCTATAGGTGAACCATCTACACCACGTGTACATCCAATGAAACGATCACTCAATTTACTGGTATAAGAAATAGTTTCTTTACCAATTAAAATCTTTCCAGATGCTGGGAAATTGGTAGTGTTGCAATAAACAACTGCACCAGTAGCAAGATAACCTGCCCCATTTTCATCAGGTAGATCTGTAGTATCTAGTTGACTTAGATAATTATTAATGGTTGGATATCCAACATTCATGGAATAACCACTACTTGACCATCCAGATCCAGCAAAGTCACTGAAATCACTTAATGTAAATCCATACCTTGCAAACTCCTCAATGGTGTACTCTGATACAGTTAGTCCAGAAGCAGACGTAATAGTACCTGTATTCATAAATTTAGCACCTTCCCACTGGAGGAACGATGGTCTCATCGTCATATTATGTAGTGAAGGAGGAGCGGAGTTGTAAGATGCATTCCAGAAACGATGATCAACAAATCCTGTCTGATAGGTAGTAGAAGATTCTCCTTCTGCTGTTGATACAGTAGTTACTTGAGTTGCCAACTCTATAATACTCATTGCCGCTGATGTAGGCATGATAGCATCAGGCATACTTACGGAATCAATAACAGTTGGATAATATCTCATCAATTCTTGTGGGATTCCAACTGGTGCTGGCAAAGTAAATGTCAAATCAATATTCTTTGTGATCATAGTATATGGATCAACAGGAGCATCTGGCATTACAGGACCAAGAGGTTCTGAAAGAGTAGAACCAAATTCCTTACCAGAGAACCTTGAGGTACTAGTGACAACATTAATGTTGTCAACTAGAACTTTATTCTCAAAACCTAATTTAATTAGACTATCAATCTTTCTGCCATTCTTTTTAATTACTTTGAATTGTCTGGAGACAACCACTTCAGGAGCAGTATCATATCCAGAACCACCATCAGTAATTACAATATCAACAACAGAACCATTTTGCATAAGCACTTCTGCTCTTGCTCCACCACCTTTCTGATCAATTGGAATGAATTGTAGTACAGGTGTACCATCGTAACCACCAGAATTTTTATTCCAAGTGATAGAAGTTACTTTACCATTCGTTACAGAACATTCAACACTAAGACCAGTTCCACGTGTTTCACCTGAATACTTAGTTACTAATACATTGCCACGGAAATCATTTGATACATCAGCATCTGCATTATAATTTTTTGGCGTTACATAACGTGGTAGTTCATTAATAGTTCTAAATTCATCCTCACCATCAATTTTGATAAGATCACCATTGGATATATTAGCACCCAATCTATTTCTTTCAAAGAATGCACTATCACCTTTGGGTGAACCATACAACCATCTAGTTGCATTTCTTTGCATTTGATTTTCAAGGAATGCATCTTTTACTGAAGATAGTGTATTTGTTGTACCACTTAATTCATACTCATCACTATAATCTGCTTTACCAGCAAAGAAAATACTAGAATTATCTAAAACATAGTTACCACCAGCAATTGTGATAGTCAATACGTTTGGAGAGGCATTATATACTTTTACATTACCAATAAACTTTTTAACACCACCAACTTTTTGATATGCAACTTGATGATCATTATAAGATAGGTTATACCAAGAGATCCAATCAATAAAATCATTTGGAGAACCTGCATCACAACTTAATTTAAGTTCGTTGTAATATTGATTTCTCTCATAATCATATAGTGTTACTGTTGTATCAGTTTCTCTACCGTAAAGACTAATAATATTAATTTTGTTTTCAGGAGAAATCTTGGTGTGGAATTTAATAGTAGAACCACTAATTGTATATGACTTATATTCTTTCTGTAAAACACCATCTACAAAAACATAAGCAAAATTGCTATTGTCAATAGATTTGATCTTATTCTCTTCATCAATAATCAAGAATGGTCCTGTGCCAGCAGTATTGATACTGATAGTATATTTTTTGTATGATCCAATCCCTTGACCGAAGAATCTTTCAACTGCTAATGGTTCATACACAGTTTTTGTGTTTTCTGACTGACCCCAAATAGGAGGTTCTGCAAATACAACTTTATTAGGAATAGTTGTTCTATCAATAGTATAAGCATCACCAACTTGCAATACTCCACTTAAGGCAATCCATAGATCTTCATTTTCTTCTGTATCAACTGGTGTACCATCAGTATAATACAAATCAAAAATAGTATTCTTGCCATTGAAATAGTCTGGATATCCAACAGCAACAGAACCTGGACCTGTAGTTAGGATAACTCTTATAACTTCAGATAGAGTATCTAATGCAGCAAGAACATCCTCACATTTAACAGGTCCACTGTCAGTTAAAATGTCAGGATCAACAAATCCACCTGATAGTTCATTATTAATTGCTTTCTTTGCAAGAGTAACAGCATACTGGAATGCTTCAATGGTTGGTTCTAGTTCACCATCAATGTAATCCAAAATACCATTGTTAAAATATTTCTCTAAAGAAACCTTTGTTTTTTCATTGCCACCAAATCTGATGTCATGTGCTAATGCATCAACAATAAATCCAATGTCTCTAAAACATTTATTACTTAAACGATTCCATGCTAGAGTAGGATGGACCGTTTGAATATGCTCTAGAGTTGACTCTTGAATAAACTCTTTATTTCTTTCAATTTGATTTGCAGCGTCTAACCACCTACCATTACGCTGGAAAATATTTCTAATTTTTTTAAGGTAGTAATTATTTAAAGCACTTGTCTTGAATTGGAACTTCCTTCCTGAGAAAGAAACACCTTCTAATGGTGCTTCTGCAAATACAATGTTATCACCACTAACAGTATATGCTTTACCTGGTTCTTGTAAAATACCATCTAAAGTAATAATCAATGCTTGTTCATTAACTGGAGTAATAGCATTGTTATTTTTATCTACTAGAGTAAATTGTTTCTTACCCTCACGATTGCCTTTATTTCCAAATGCACCATTAAATACATCATTTAGTTTTACATCTTGAGCAACAATTTCACTGGTATTTGTTGTATCAAGTGAAATTGCACCAACACCACTTTCTACATTCATATTATCCATTAGGACAATATTCTGCCTGATCTGTTTAGTTACACTTTCAACAGTAATTTTATTCTTAGTTGAATCCCATGCTTGGATTACACTAACTCTACTGACAGAAGTATTCTCTGTCATTCGTGAATCAATATTAGACTCAATTAAGACTTCACCAAATAACTGGAAACCAGCTGGGTGGGTTGTGTCCTTGATGAGTTTTCTCCAAGTTTCTATTGGAGTCTTTGATTTAATAGTATAAGAATAATCTTGGTAATAATAAGAATCATGAATTCTCTGATTGGCATCACTGACTTTTCCAGAATCAGATGAATAAGAACCAATGTTATCAAAGTTAGTTTGAATTACAGGAGAAAACTCAGTAAAATTAATATTTTCTAATTTTGCCTTTTGATTTCTAGAAAGACCAATGATATCTTGTCCTTTTCTGAAAATACCAGTTACTCTATCAACTACAAGAATATTTGTCCCTTCTGTCCAAGAAGTCACTCTTGCTCTAGCAACCTCCACAGAACCAGACTTTTGAATGATAGTTTCACCTACACTAAAAGGTTTAATATTGAAGTTTGATAATGTAAATATGTAATTTGATCTGAATGTAGACTGTAACGTTGTATCGTTATGAAATGCTCCACCATTATTAATAATTTTAATATTTTTAGGTGAACCAATATTATTACTTTGTAGATAACACTTTACAGTATTATCAACTTCACCATCGGCATCAATAATACCAGTTACGATAGGAAGTTTTTTATAGTCATCTCCTGTGTTCTTAATTGCAATTGAATTAATTGCACCAACAGCAAAAGAAGACTTTGTTGTATATGAAATTGATCCTGTTCCATCATGACTGGCAACATTCCCAGTAGAATAAACAATCTCAGTAGGTGTAACATACAACACATCCTTTTCACCTTGTAAAGGATCATCAATGACATTCAGATATGCACCTTCTGCATTTACTACATTGTTATGATCAAAATAGTAATACTTATTGTATGGACTATCTACCCTAGTATCATATGCATTTGTTGCAAGTCTAGGTCCAAAACCAGTCTTGATATTAACTTCAAAAAGATTAGGTTTATCTACCTCACCAGCAATAAGATTAAAATTACTGCTTGGTGATATATCAAATTTTGTACCAGTCATTGATGTATGACTAATATCAAATACGTACTTATAGGATTTTTTAATATCAATTACTTTGTTTCTTTCTCCATCAATTTCAAAAGCAGTAAATGGATCACCAACACTAAAAACATTAACTAGTCTAGTAGATGGTTGACTCTGATCTCTGAAAACAGAACTTAGTGTAAGATATGTTGGTGTTACTCCATATTCATATTTAAATACAACTTTTTGGGTATTTGAATCATAAGACACAACATATGGTTGTGCAGGATCATTAGTTTCTTGATTAATTTGATATCCACTATTCAGAGTAAATCCTGCGTCTTTTACGCTAACAGTAGATCCACTGAAATGATCTACAGGATTTGATCCTCTTACAACAGTAATAGTGTTGCCACTAATATTTGATACTGTTAATGTTTCACTACCAAGAGTAAGTTGATCGTTTACACTAAAATTAGAAGCACTTGTTACAATAAGATCTGTTCTATCACTAGAGAATCCAGCATGATCAACACGAACTTGCAATCTTGGTTCAAGATTGTCAGTTTTATTTAAATCACTGTCACCAACAGTAAGAATATCAAACTTTTCATAACCAGTTCCTCTATCAGTAATAACAATTTCTGTTACAGGTTTATTATTACCAATTTGCTCTACCTTAATAGATGCTTTAGCACCAGATCCTTTGCCACCAGATAAAGCAATATCATTATACTGTCCGACTGTGTAGTTATTACCACCATTTAAAATTTCAATTCTTCCGATACCAGTGTCATTGAGAGTCGTTGCTATGACTGGGGTTTCAATGATTACTTCTTGATATACAGCAGATTTTACACTAAAGGTAGTAGTAGTTGTGCTGTCATCAGGATTAATATCAACTACAATTTTTTCTCCTTCTGCTACACCGTGATTTGTTCCTGTAGTAACAAGAGCAACATTGTCTTGAATATTAGAAATAGACAAATTCTCACTTAAAGACTTAATTGAGATAATTTGTGCACCTGGTGTGTTAAGTAAATCAGAACTAGAAATGAATAGAGAAGAGGAAACTGTAAAACCTGCTTGAGTAACTTTTACTTTTACACTATTTTGTGAAGCAGTAGCTTCTAGCACCTCACCTTTGGCAACAGGAAGTGCAACACCATCACCTAAAGATAAAATTGCACCTTTTGTGTATGATGCATTACGATCAAGCAGTAGTGTTAGTACTGATGTATCGGAAGTTAGCGTTCCAGAAGCACTCCAAGACCCTGTGACCGACTTAATTGCAAATGTAGTACCAGAGAACACATTACCCACAACACGACCTGTTGCTGCTCCTTGTGTGACTCTATCACCATCAAATAGATATGCAGATTCTTTTAGAGATACAAATAATACTTTATCAGTTTGAGACTCAATTGAGAGTACCGACTTTCCTGTTACAGATTCAACTTCCGCATCAATACCAGTTCCATCAGTTCCACTATTATCAATAACTAACTTAGAACCAACTCTAAAGTTGTCAGAAGAAGATTCTACAGTTGCAGATGAAATATTTCCACTAATTACATCTTTTATTAGTAATGATGTACCACCACCATTATTTTCAATATCACTAGTTCTTAATCTTCTTGCACTCTTTGGTAAATCATACTGATTTAATTCAGAGTTGTAGTTGGAGTCAACAGGTAATGAATAATAACACTTGCCGATAACATAAGGGAATACAGGAGCATTCTGATCATCCACCGTGATGAAGTATGCATATGTACCTTCTGGGAATTCTGGTGTGACACAATAACGACCATTATTTTTATCTAATGTTCCTCTTTCATGGATATAATTCCAATCTTGAATGAACGTTCCGATTGGATATGTAGTTACATCAGGACCATCAACTCTTGTAGATGATGGACCATAACTAGATGTCATTCTAATGATTGGTGAATTTGCATCTAATTTATCTCTGTATCCATATGGACCATAAATGGGATTTCCGTCATAAGCAAATCCAAGAATAGGAGAATGATTTACTCCATTATCATTTGCTCTCAAAGTAGCAGGAGATGCTAGATATGCATATCCCTGACCATTAGAACTTACGTAATTGGTAAAGAATGTACCATTCTCAGAATCTACGTTTGTCTTTACAAATCTGTCTTTTCTCCATTCTTTGATATTGGCAGTAGCAACAGCACCAGATCCAACAGGAATGATATCTACTAGTATATTTCCTTGAGTGTATCCTTTACCACCATTTACTTTAACAAAACCAGTCAATTCACCAGCAGTTGACACTTCTGCTTTAAACACAGCAAATTGTCCTTTGCCTGCAAGATCAGCAATCCTTACTTCTGGTGGTGAAGAATAATATTCACCAGCATTATCAATACTAATACTGGTAACCTCACCATTAGTAACAATTGGAGTTACTGTGCCATTTCTGCCAGATACAACTTCAACTATAGGTGTATCAATATAACTTCCTGCTGTAGTAATACTAATTGATTCAACTACTTCACCAGCAAGATTTGCAATTGCTTGATTAGCAACACCATTAACAAGAATGAATGGTGGTTTCTTATAACCATTACCTCTCTTGTTAACAACAATATTTTGAAGAGGTCCATTGAGAATCACATCTTCATCTTTGTAACTTAGGAAAGGAACTCCATTTGTGGCAATACCAACGTCTCTAAATTGAGTCTCATAAGACTCAGTAGTTGAGATAGGTCTTTTTCTTAAGATCTTAAGATGCTTTTGATCTGCCGCATCAGCAGGGAGTGTGCCAATACTATGAGATGGGAATCCTGAAGAAGCAATGTAATAAGTGTCAGCATCCTCAAAGATTGCAGATACATTAGAAACTAAATCACTTACAGCAGGTGGAAGTCCACCAATAGTCCATCTAAGATTATTTTGAGAATCAAAGATTCTAATATCATCTGTGAGGAATCCTGCATCAGAAATATCTACAGAATCACCTGTAGATGAATATGGAAACTTAGTTTCTGCTTCTAGGTTGTATACAATACCGTATACTAATAACTCTACACCATTACCACTTACATTAGAACCAAAGAATACAGGATCTCCATCACTGTATACACCATTACTAGTCCTAGATTTAATAACAAATTGATTTACATTCTTGTCTTCATAAGAAAATACTTCATTACCAACAGTAAACGTACCTTCATTTTCCCAACCCATTGTGGAAAACACATCAACTCTATCACCAACACCTAATCCTGGTGAAATATTTTTGGTTAATTTAGTTCTAGCAGCAACTGAAAATGAACCATTAATACTTCCTTCTGCTAAAATTAGTTCATATAAATCTTCACCATCAAACTTACCAGAATACTGAACGTTATCTACAATAGCAGAAGCATATTCACCAGTAGTTTGTGTGATCTTTCTACCAATGAGATCGTTAACGTTACCTGATAAAACTTTTGCCTTGATTGAATAGTTACTAATCCAATTAGAATCTGATGGTTTTAAGGTATGTTCTCTTGGATATAAAACTTGTGGTTCTGGATCATTGTCAACAAGACATTTGAATAAGAACTTAATTGATTGATCAGTACCTTTCGCTTTATAGAAAGAAGTAATGTTTTTGATAAGTGTTCTCTTATCAACATCATTTTTTAAATACTCTTCAGGAAAATTATCTAGATATTCCTTTTCAAAACTTTTTACTAGAGAATATAAGAAAAGATTACTGATATTCTGTACAGTAGAACCAGAAATATGATTGTCTGCTTGAGTAGTTACAAAAGTACTCTTCTCGTATAAATCACCAATGGTCGTGTTTCCACTAACACCACGACTTACTTCTAAAAACTGATTATCAGTTCTTTCTCTATAAAAACAAATCTCATCATCAATTTTGATATAACCACCATTCTTGGGGAATGAAGTCGCATCAACAACACTAATTGTAGTGTCTACATTTTGAACATATGCAGATGTAGTAGTTGACTGTTGTAATACATTCTTCTCATAAAAATCAATATCACGATACTGTTGGAGATTACTGATAATATCCAACGGTTGACCTTGAATTTCAATCTGCTCATAGTACTTTTGTATGAACTTAGTAAAAAGTTCATACTCTTCGTTGATGAAATCAGGTAATTGTGACTCAATTAAGAATGAGATTTTATTCGCAGTTTTAGGCACTACTCTTTATACGCAACGAATTTACTGTTTGATACATCTACAGATAGATACATCTCACGCTTTACTTCAATATCCTTATTAGCAGGTTTTACACGCAATTCAATACGATTGTCAGTAAAACTACCTTTTAGGATAGTAAAGTCATAAATTTTAATTTCACCTGTGTCATAATTAACATCACCAACAGAATCATTTAAGACAATTTTGTCGCCAGTGATAGAATCTAGTCTATATAGGACTAATTTGCCACTTCTATCTTCAAGATATGAAGTATAAGTAGGATGCTCAAAGACAGTCATACCAGTAGATGAAACTACAGGATCATCACAATCTTTTAGGAATGCATTCTTATAACAAATTTCATAGTATGTGGATGCATTTATTTGTGCAATAAAATCTTTCCTCATAGTAACAGTGGTATCATTTGAATTGATAGCACGTTCGGAACCATCAATGACACCAACAAATTTTGAATATCTAAACTTACCATTGAACTTTTCTGTTCCTGAGGTAGTCAAATAATTTTGTACAGCAGTTGATACCTTTGAAGCAATATCTGTAGATAGTAACTGAGTTTTAGTGCCATCAAAGTATACACTTGTATTCAATTCTACGTAAAGAATAGAAGGATCAACAAATTCTGGTCTAATAGAGGCAACAGTGTACTTCTTAAGTTCAGTTTTTAGTTGATTCTTTGTAAAAGTTGAAAGAGCTGCCGCTTCTGATGGTTTTACTGAAATAAAGACTTTACCATATGCAGGTGGTTCTTGATCTTCTCCTCCAAATACAATAATATCGCTAATAGCAGGATAGATCTTCCGCACAATTGCAGAATAATCATTACTTGTAACTGCTCTATTTTGTGATCCAAAGTATTTTGGTGCATTATATTTAATTTTAGAGACTGATTCTATAGTTGCACCTCCGCTTGCTGCGGAAGATGTTGTTAAATCTGATACGGAAAACGGAACTCCTAGTGAATTTCCATCACCATCTACAACAGATCCATTAAAAATGAAGTTGTTAGCACCATTAGTAACAGGTCCATTAGTAGCAACATATGAAATTTCTACTATATTTTGATTGCCAAGTTTCTTTCCTAGTACGCCATCACCAAAAAAGATCTCATATCTCTCATCTTCAATTTCACTGATGAAGTATACAGTATCATCTGCACCTACTTCTAAGATATTTTCTGCTTTACTAAAAATAGTCTCTGCTGTGGAATTTGCATTTTCAAATACCTTAACAGTAAGTGTGCTAGTATCAGCACCATTGTTCTCAATAATAAATCTTTGATTCTTAAGTGAGGTATCTACAAGTGTTTTTGTAGTAATAAGAGTACCCTCATAGATGGGAAGATCCTCAAAAGTAGCAGTGCCGTTGACAACTGGTTGTTTATAATCTTCTTTTACTACGTATTGATACAGAGAACCATCATAATTTGTAACAAAACCACCACCTCTCTTAATAATTACATTACTAGGTGAATTATTAGGAAAAAATAACTGTAAATCAACTTCTGCTTTTGGAGAGGTTATTGATTTTGGTGCATATCCTAACTGTTTCGCTAGTGCTACCACATTGTCTCGTAATGTGGATGAATCTAGAAACAGTTCATTGACTACCATGTTGGCGTTAAACGCCGTGTAGTACGTATTATATGCCAATACATCAATTAATTGACTGATGACCGATCCTTCAAAGTCATAGTCAGTAAATTCTGTCTCTGCCCTCATGTATTCTTTGAGAGCAGTTTTAATATCAGCGAAGTCTAAGTTATTTACTTGGGTATATGGCATTATCTCGTCCTTGCAAGGAAGAATTCTATGTTGGTGGGTAATACATCAGAACCTGTGATTCCATATTCCATGGTTACCATGAAACCATTATCTTGAAAATTTGGTTTTACATCAAGTTTAGATACTGCAATACGTGGTTCAAATGTATTCAATGTATATAGAATTGAGTTCTTGATGACAGCACACGTTGCAAAATCTAAAGGTTCAAATAATTGACTTCTAATATCAGAACCATAGTCTGGTTGAAACAGACGCTCTCCTTTATTTGTCAGTAAAAGATTAATAATTGCTTGCTTAACAGCAGAAGCATCCCTACTAACAACTAAGTCATTAGTAACAGGATGCTTCTTGAAATTAATATTAATGTCTTTGAAAGACAATCTGCTCGCCATTTACCGACAATATACGAAGTCAGTAGTTATTTAGCGTCTTTTACTTAACTGAATAGAACGTGTACTTTAAGAATAACTCTTCTCCCTTGCGAATAGGACGTGTTGTCTTCACAAAGTAAAAGTTCTCCTCGCAATATTTCACGCAATTTGGATCATCTGAGTGATTAAGGAACCCACCTAGAGGAGTTCTATAGATCACTTCATCTACAATTACATGTGACATACCCAGTACATCACCAGCAGGGATATTCTCTTTAGCGAAAATACCCTGCCCTGCAACCATACTATCTTTTACATGTAGTCTACTTGGTAATGCTTGATACATTTCAATTACTAAAATAATCTAAATCGTTAGTTCCTGCTTCAATACGTGAAAACTTAACTGCAACTGTATAACGATACTTGTCTCCAATCAATGCCTGTGGTTTTGCACAATGAGGAATACTTCCATCAAAAATACAAATACGACCAGGTACATATGGATTCAAGTATACCAGTTCAGATTGATCCTCTTCGTAGAACGCTGTCTCGCCGCCCCAGTTGGGTTCCCAATGACGATTGGGATAAACTAGCATGGTGACCACTTGCTTTGGTCTAGGACCATCTACGTGGATCTCATGGGAATCATTAACTAGTCCTAAGTTAACATATG